GAGGCGATTGACCCACCAGCGTCAATGTTTCCTGTGACCTCCAGGCCGCCTGTGATGTCTGTATCGCCTTCAATGTCAGTTACCGCGTTTAGTTTGATGGTGCCTGTTCCTCCAAATGCAGGAGTGATTCTGAGTTCGCCTGACTCCTGCACGATACGAGCGCCCTCTTTGGTTGATGGAGAAGTTCGCTCTGCAATGTATAGGTCTGCCTGTCCTGAGATAAGGCGAAGTTCGCAGACAAACACGTCGCTTTGAGCCGCAACGGTGCCTGTGGTTGAGCAGGTGACGGTGACCTTGATAAACGCCGCGTCAGATGGTGCGTTGAATCTAAGTTGATTCGCCGTGAAGCGAATCGTGCTCGCTCCTCCAATGGTGGTGAAGGTCTCAAAGGTGCTGTCGCCTGTGCCTGTGGCTGTGGTCTGGTCAAGTTCGTAATACTGATAGGCGATTGTCACACGAGCGTTTGCCGTTGCCGTTGCGTTGATACAGAACACCTCTGGCACGAATAGGAAGGCGCGGTTGCGCGTTGAAGGAACCGGCACGAAGCGACTGATAGCAACGCTGTTGCCAGTGAGCGTGCCTGCTGCAACCCTGAAGCGCAGCGTGGTCTGCGAGCCTGCTGAAGTATCTTCCACCACTGCGGCAGTGACACCCGCGCCCACAGTGGTTGTCGTGAAGTATGGCAGCGGGTTATCTTCGCTCAGGTCTGCATCAGTGTCATCAGGTGGAATGGCAAAGTCTCCGTTGGCAATGCCAGCCTGAATCTCTCGCAGCGCGGCTGACCCAAAGAGCAGGGAGGTCTCACCATCGCTGCTCGTGCTAAGGAGTGCTGCACCCTGCTCGCTGTTTACGCCGCCCTCGTAGCCTCCAAGCGCCGTTAGGTCTGTGCCGTATCGCTCTGCCATTATCTACCTCCAAACTTTGCAAGCAGCGCAGCAACCGCGCTGCGCTTTGTGTATTCTGCTTCAACACCTACGCGCAGCTGATAAGAGCCGCCAGATTCAAAAGAGTAGGTGACGCTTGCAATGCGCAGAATTTCATTAAGGTCAAGCTCTAAAGCGGTCACCTTCACAAATTGGCCTGGCAGCCAAGCAGACACCAGAGAGCCTGCTGATGAGTAGCCCTGCACCAGCCCATATTGCCAATTTGGGTTTGCTGTCTGTGCAAGGTTAGCACCAGAAATATTAAAGGAAACGGTGCGCACCGGCTTTGAGCGCACCTGCATTGTGCCTCGCGTGAGGCGCTGCACCTTATTGGAGCGAGCGCTCAGCCCAAAGCCGCCCACCTTTGGCGCGCTAAACACCTCTTGCGGGAGCGGGCCAGTGCGCGCAGTAAGCCCAGAGCCGATAAATGGCGTGCCGCCGTTATAGGTGCGAAAGTATGGCTGATTGGTAATAGGTCTTGCATTGCCATCGCGGTCAGCTCGTGAGTCTGCTGCCTGCACAAAAATACCCTTCACAATGGCATCGTGGTCTAGGGTCACGGAAAGATTGTGCGCGAGCAGGCGCGTGGCAGTACCAGCGCTTCCAGTGCGCGCAGCCGTAGGGTCAGTGACGATTTCGGCTGGCGCAGTAGCCGTGCCTGGCACAGTAATGGGGCCATAGTTTAGGCGCGCAGCTCCATCAACATAGAAATTGTATGGGGTGCCAGTTATCCCACTTGCTTCCTCTGAAATCTGGCTAATTGCGCTGGTTAGAGTAGTTGGCTTGAAATCCAGCGTGCCAAGCGTTACGGCTGTTCCAGAATAGACGGCACGAGTGCTGCCAGTGATAACGCTGGTGTCTAGAATCTGCCGCGTGGTTGCATCGTTTACCTGGTTGTGGATTCTGGCGAGCAGAGCATTAATGTGGTCACGGTCAGTAAGGCTATTGCCACTCTGCTTAAATGAACCCACTGTTTGGTAAATGTCTGTGCCGGTGTATGACTTTCTGACCAATGTTTTTGCAAGCCAGCCGTCAGCGTCGGCAACGCTAACCCTTGCCCTCGTGCCAAACCCGCTGCCCAACATCTCTGCATCAATGCCGGTGATATACCCAAGAAAAAGTGCCGTACCTGAGGAATAGCGTGTGTCTAGAAATTGAACACGCGCATTATCGGGAATGTTGCCAGACTTCCACCAAGGGCCAGCAATGGGGGTTTCAGTTTGCAAAACATCAAATGACATTCTGCCGCCACCATCAGCGCTAACAGTTGCGCTTAGGCTGCCAAGCTCAATGTATGGGGTGGTGCCAGCGGTTGAGGCTGGCAGCGTCAGCAGGTTTGCGGTGCCGCCGCCCACACCAGCAATTGTTACTGAATACGGGTTTGACATTATGGATAGGTGCGACGCGGGTTAGGGTCAAGCAATCCAAGATAGGATGCGGCTGCCTGCCCAACCACCTTTTTATCAAGCATAATGTTTGTCATAACGGTAGTGCTACCCCCGCCCGTTGAAGCGCCAAGCCCAAATGCGGTGCTTCCCGCGGCTGCGTTTTGCGCAGCTGTTCGTGCTGAAACCGCTGGCGCTCCTGATGACTTATTGAGCGCGTCAATCACGCTTGCAATATTGTTAACCAGCCAAGTCAGCGCGTCAAAGAATGGCTTGGCAAGGGCAAAAGCTGCCTCAATTGCCTTGCCCAGCAGTTTGAATGCACCAGCCAGTGCGCCGTCACCATCACCCCAAAGAGCGCCAATGAGTTTTCCAACGGCTGTAAGCAAGCCATTAGGCCCGATAAGTGCACCGGCGGCAGCCTCAAGCTCTGGCTTAAAGTCATCAATGATTGAGCCAACCACTTTGCCAACGCTGTCAGTGAGCCCACCTGGTGCGGTCATATTCGCAACCGTATCGGCAATTACATCGCCAAGCCCGCTTAGCGCTTCCTCTGCAATCGGCAGCACATTGGTGGTGAGAAAGTCAAGCGCACCATTTACGGCTGGCAGTAGCTTCGCGCCCATTTCCTCCATTGCCTCATTCAACCGAATCTGCGCAGCTTCAAACTTTACTGCTGTGCTGTTTGCAATCTCATCTGCAACGCCTGCATATTTTTCGCTGGCTGCGCGCAAAATATCCTGCTTGCTTGCGCCCTTCTCTACCACAATTCCTAGCGCCGCAAGCCCGCGGGTGCTTCCCTGAGCACCACGCCCAAGCGCCATCATTACGGTGCTAACATCCTTTCCTGTTGCCGCGGCAATATCCGCCGCAATTGCGTTAGCCTTGAGCAGCTGGTTTTGTTTAGTAAAGAATCGGCTGCCAACCTCAAGCCCAGCGCGCACATCGTCATCAGTCATACCCAGGCGCTGGAATGCCTTAATCTGCTCATCAATCTTTGGCTTCAGCGTGTCCAGCTCAAAGCCACGCGCCTTCAGTGCGGCATTGAGCCGAATGGTGGCTTTCTCATCCTCTGCCGCACTCTTAATTGCAGAGATAGCGAGCGCGCCAATGGCTGCAGCTGCAGCAGCCGCACCGGCTGCCATCACCCTAAAGGCGGTGCCTGCGGCAGAGCGCAGCCTACCCATAGACTTTCCAACCCTGCCCATTACGGCACTAGCCGCATCCTTGGCAATGATGGCGAATACTGCTGAACTAGTTGCGCTTGCCATTTAGTATTTAACCAGCCTTCCAATCATCCCGAAAAAGTCTTTTGCGGTGGTGCCCATACCTGCGAGCTGCCCGCCGCGCCTGAACTGCAGAATTCTACCCCTGAACACATCGTTATTGAAAAAGGCTTCCACGGTATTGTGGAATGCATCAATAGCCTTCTGCTCATTGCTGCTGTTATCCACCACCTTATTGACAAAGCGGTTAGGTGTAATTGGCTTGACAGCAAACACGCCCTTTTTAGTTTTACGCTGACCCTTCGTGCCCTTCACGATTATCCACCTGTACCAAGGGTTTTTCTTGGAACCCCGCCCAGCAAAGAGCGGCCCTACCACTGCGCTTGGCTTGGCATATCGCCCCGCCTTCGCCTTTACGCCAGCAGCCAAGTTGCCGGTCTTGCCGCGTGGAGCGGCATCCTTAATTGGCTTGGAATATGTGCGGGCAGCGTTGACTGTGGCAAATGACATCAACCGCCTATAGGCAGTTGGGTTTGAGCCCTCTAAAAAACCAAGCTCGTATGCTTTAAACTTAGGGTCAACCTTCAGCGTAAAGTTAATGCCACCTTCAGCCACGCTTTATACCTTCCTTTGGTTGCAGGTCTGCCATCAGCATAAAAGTGCGCAGCACATCACCGGCATCCCAATCCATAACCTCGTGAGGCGGTATTCCAAACTCTTTGCCAATCAGGTGCGCAACGATTAGTGGATGAGGCTGGATGCTCCTACCCGCAGCTAAGCGCTGCGCATCCAGCCTTACCGCGGGGGGAGTGCTGCTACCGCATCGCTCCACGCCTGCACCGTTGCGGTGAGGGCATCCATTGGCGCATCAAGCACATCGGGTGCAGGATGCCCAGCATCGTCAAGGAAATTGTGCTTCACGATAAGGCTGCCCAGCGCCTTCATTGCTCGTGCGCTGTCATTGCTTTGCAGCTCAATCAGCACACGGGCGCTCACGCCCTCTGCCTTCATCGTGGCTGTCCAGCCCTCAAAAGGTGCTGGCAGCACGATATCAACGGTACGAAACTGCGGCTTGCTCTGTGCCATTCAATCCCTCCCCTATAAGCCTAGCCTTATGGCAAGGCACTCAAATCGCTATTCACAATAATCTGTAGGCTCTTGGCGCTCGTAGCGTCATACACCAGCGTGCCGGTTACCGCCATCGTAGTTAGCCCATCCTCAGCGCCAGCCATTGGCTGCACTTCGGTTGGCACCACCATAGCAAGGATGTGGGCGGTGTATGTTCCGTTTGTCCAAGTCAGGCGCACGCCAACAGGTGTGGCTGCCTGGTATGCGTCATACCAAACGCTGACAGCTGAAGCCGTGCTGCTCACCGTCATTGTGAGCGTACCCGTGAATGGGTTGCTCTCGCTATGCGTGCTAAACACTGTGGTGCCCGCAAGGTATGCCTGCTTAGTGATACCAGCATTGAACTCAAGTGAGAAATCAAGCAGATACTGGTAGGCCGTACCTGATGCGGTGCCTGGGAATGCCGTGCCGCTTTGGTAGGCATTCCACAAGCGCCCAGCCATAAACGGTGAAGTTGGCGTGCCATCAGCAAGCGTTGCACTGCTCTTGGTGATTTCCTGACCAAACAGATTGGCGCTTAGGTTTGTCAGCCCGCTGCGGTCTGCCGCAATGGTGATTGACTCCGCAAGGCAGTAATCAACCACATACTGCTGCTGCCCATCAGTTGCCACAAGGCTGTAGCTCTTAGGGTCATTGGCAGCGGTCATTGAATATGAGTAATCCCACGCATATGGCGCAGCCGTGCCGCTTGGTGTTACGGTCTTTGTCATTGATAGCCAAATTGGGAGCTCGCCAACGCTGACTGCTGGCACGCTTGCGCTCAGCGTAGGCTCAACGCTAACGATTGTGCCGGTGGTTGCAATGAGTGGATTTCGGAGCGCAACGCTGCGCTCAGCGCCAAGCTCAATTGTGGTGCCCGTGGTGAGCATCCCAGTTGGGCTGACCAAGAGCTTACGCCCGCCGCTCGTGAGCGTTGGCGTGGTGCCTGGGGTGGCTTCACTGAAGGCCACCAGTTTGCTAAAAATCACATTACCGGCGCTGGCTGCTGGCATTACTCAAACTCCTTTTCAATAGCCGCTGGTGCGGCTGTCTTATTTACAGGCTTGGCAACGCCCGCCTGAATCCACGCCTGAGCAATAGTAGCAGGCACGCTGATTGTAGAGCCGTCAAGCGGTAACCCGCCTACAAACTCTCCACTAGCGAGCGAGCCTTCAACATACTGCACTTCAATCTGCTCTGAGTTTTCAGTTACTTTACGCGGTGGCATTAATCGCCTCCACGCTTGACACCTCTACGGTGGCTGTCACGGTTAGGTAATCCATCTCATTCCATTGGTCATTTCCAATGCTGGTGCCCGTCACGCTGGCTTGCGCCACCGCATCAGTGCCGTTAAGCGTTACCCCGTCAATGAGGCAATCACGCAGCCAGGTGCGCCAAGCCATCAGGTCTTGATACTTACGCCCCATATCAGCCTGAGGCTGTAGGTACACAGTAAGCGCAAGGTTAAGCGTTACCTGCCTATTGGCAGCGCCGTAACTCACGCTGTCATCAGCTGGAACAATCACCACTGCTGGCACCACCGCAAGATTATCTGGGGGGTATGCGTGCACCGTGCGCAGCGTGTAGCCGGTAGGCGGTGTTGCCGCCGTTAGGTGCGCTGCGAGCGCATTGATAATGGTGACATCGTTGAAGCTCACCGCGCCAACCCATCCCGCTTGCGGAATCCATCAAGCAACACCTGGGCTTCAGGATGCAGTGCGCGTGTCTGGCGCAAAATTCCACCCAGCTCCTGCGAGCCAATAATGCCGAATGGACTTGTCCTAGATGACCACACAGCACCAGCCTGAATAATCGCGGCTTGCTTCACTGCGTTTGGAACTGCAGGCCATCCAAATACACCCGTTACCTTCACGCCAAGATATACCGCAACTGGGAATGCTTTAGGCGCAGCGGTGCTGGTGTCAATCTCTGTGTATGCCCAGCCATCAAGCGCAGCATTGCGCGGGGCAAGCACATAATCCGTTGCCGCCGTCCAGGTGGTTTCGTAAGTGCCGTCACCGTTATCATCAGTCTGCAGCTGGCTCACACTCACAATGTCATCAGTCAACACATATGACCAATCACCGGCGGTGTAGTAGCGCGTTTCAGTTGCAGTGCCAAAGCCCTGCTTGCGGTCTGTGTAAAGGTCAATCAGCGCATCAGTTGCGTCAAGCACAGATTGCAGCGCGCCATCGTCAGTGGTGTCAGCGGTGCCAATCCCAATAGCGCTCTTGAATTCTGCCAGCGTTGCGTAGCTCATTAAATACCCCCAACTTCAAGTACGGTCAAAATCTGACCGTTATTCTCTGCGATAGCATACAGGGTCTGCCGCTCCATTAGCCTAATTGTAATGTGCTCACCCTTGCGCAGCACAAACCCATTAGCAAGCGTGAGATTGCTTGCGCCAATCAGCACATCCTTGGAGTTATTAGCCAGCGCGTGCAGGTGCACTTCAGTGCCTGCCACATAGCCCTCACAGACTGATGCGGCTGCCGTGCCTACGCTCATTTGCCGGCTGCTCAGGTGTTGAATCATTGGGCGCTTTTCCCCCTCTTGGTGCGCTTAACGGTGGCACTCTCCCTAGCCTCGTGGATTACAGCCGCCTCTACGGGCTCCGTAGGGGCAAATGCGGGGGTTTTAGCAGGGGGTACGGGCTGTGCGTATCCGTGCGCGAATAGTGCTAGAGCCTCTGCGTCAGGCAAGTCAATCACCCCGCCGCGTGGCGGCCAGGCAACCCCGTTGCGTGTGCCAAGGATTCGCTCAAGCATTCGCACTAGCATTTAGTTTTCCTTTCTAAGACTTAGGGGCTGGGCTTTCGCCCAGCCCCTTTCGTCATCAATCTCTAACTCTTAGAGATTAGACATTCGCGCTCTTGTAGCTCTTGACAGCCGAAGCCTGAACAAGACCCGAAGCACCGCGAACTTCGCAGCGGTACGAAACCAACCCAAGGTTGAATGCGTACTCGCGCGAAACATCAATTCGCACGCCGCCCGCGAGGACGGTCACAATCTGGTCAAGCGCGCCGAACAGAATCGCACCCGCGGTGTCATCTGTAAGGTCAATGAGTGCTGCAGAATAAACTGGCGCGCCAAGGAGGCGGTCAGCGTTATTTGCATCACCTGGGCGGAAGATTGGCTGCCCAGCAGTGTCAACCAAACCCGTTACAACACCAAGCGTGGTGTCATTCATCAACCAGCCAGCCTTTGGCGAGCGTCGGTAAACCTGGTTAACGCTGGCCTTGAGCTTCGCCAAATCGGTAAATGTAGGATTTACCGAAACGGTGCCTGAGCCCGTTGCGCCAACCGTTGCAGCTGCAGCAATTGCTGTGCCAGCAAACGCGCCGTGCGCTACGGCCACTTCCTGGCCGCACTTGTCTGCAATCATCGCGGAAAGGTCAAAGGCCGCATCGTTTGCGAGCTCATCGCTTACCTGGATGAGGGTGGCCCACTTTACCGGGCTGAGGTCAAGCTTTGAAAGCGTGCCGTCAGACTCAGCAATTGTGCCAGCTTCAGCAACTGAACCAGCAGTGCCAAGCGCCGTGACGCGTGGAATGCTGAAGGTGTTGCCGGTGCTTGCGCGAATAACCGTAACGATTTCTGGATTTAGGAAGGGGTTGTAGGCCCCTGCGATAACATTCACACGGTCAGCAATGGTGACTGGATTGCCCAGACCCGTTGACTTCGTAACATCGCGGTACTCAAAGGTGCGTGTGCCGCCGTTGCGAGCAAGAGCGCGGAGCTCTGCATTCTCATCAGCGTCAACCTTTGCAGCAGCCGGAGCAATCACAGCAGCAAACTCTGCGCGAGCAGCGTCAGCAGCGGTGCGGGCTTCGGTGGCTTCCTTTTCGGAGCGAATCGCCTGGGCAACAGTTGCTGCCTCAGCGGTAAGCTTCTCAAAACGAACCTGTGACTCGCCTTCAAGGGCTTCGCCCTTTGAAGCAAGGTCAGTAACGATTGACTGCGCTTCAGTCAAAAGGCTTGCACGCTTCTCGTGCAGATTCCTAATATCAGACATTTCTATTCTCCTATTCTCTATGTTTTTTTACTATCGTGCTCGCCTAGCGGGCTTACTCTGCAGCGGGCGCACTCAAAGGTGGCGGGGCTGCGGTAGCGGGGCTGTTAGAGCGTATCGTTTGCCAGGCGCTCAAGCAGCAACTTTGCAGCCGCAACGCTGGGGTCAATCCCCTTGCGCGGTGCCAACTTACTGCGTACCTGGTCAATAACCTCAAGGTCATCATCGCTGAGCGGTTGCGCAGCTTTGATTGCCTCAAGGGTAGACATAAGGCGCTCAGCCTCAACACCGATTTTATCGGCGGAGAGCTTGCGCACAGCGGTGAGGCCAAGCGTTGCAGGGTAGGCAGGTGTCTGCCCAGCGCTCAACACGCTCACCTCAAACAAGTTGACTTCACGAATGGTGCGCTTATCGCCGCTCCACTCATCGCCGCCCTTTGGGGTAGTAAAGCCAAAGCTCATACCCATTGCAGCGGCCTCGTGTGTCAACTTAGAAATAACACCGGCAGCGTCAGGGTCAGCAGGGTCAAGCTTCGCCTCAACGCGCAACCCGCGCTCATCCTCCTGGAGTGAGAGCCGCCCGCTTGCCGTGGTGGCAAGTGCGCGGGTTTCATCGTGCCCAAACAGGAATGCAACCACCTTACTGCCAGCGGCAGCGCGTGAAAGCGTGCGCTTGAATGCGCCTGGTGCAATCACCTCAGTGAATGGCAGCCCTGCGCTTGGTGTATCAAAAAGAGCGGCATAGCCGCTGAAGGTCTTTTGCCCATCCTCAGTATCGGAAACTGTGAACTCACCCATTGGGAGGGCGCGGCGCTCAAACTCTTTCACATCAAACCTTTCATCATTTGCCAGCGTGTTTAGCACGCGGTCTGCCCATTGTAGAACTCTGTCAGCGCCATCAGCCTGTGTTACCTCCACGCCCCACAGGTAACCGGCAACAGCCCCAGGGCCTGGGAAGTCATCATTGGCAGCGTCACTATTCTGTGGCACCCCCTCCCAATCGCCACGGTGGCGGAGAATCCAAGCGCGCATACGCGTAACTTTTTCATCCTCAACCTGCCCAGCGCGCAGCTGCCGCGCTTCCTCAACGGTCTGCTCCTGCAGCCCGTCACCCGCGTAGCCATTCTCGTAATATGTCAAGCCCTTGGCAGCAGCATCGCGGATAAACTCAGGCACATCAATCACCACGCGTGCCTCATCGTGCTCTGTATTGTCTGCGCTGTATGAGCTTGGGCTTTCTGCTGGTGCGGTTTGCGGAGCGGTTTGCGCCACCGCTTTCCAAGCCGCGCAATAATAATTCCTCTTAACATTGGCATCCCACTTTGTGCAATAACCGTCACTGTAAAAGGCACAGTTTCCGCAATTCTGCCCTGCTGGTGCGCCATCCGTACCGGCTGGGCGGTACGCATCTGGTAGCGCTCTGTCAGGCTCAGGCTGGGCGCTTAGCACCTCATCAGGTGTGTAGGCTTTAATTCCCATACCCTCAGCGGCATCACGCGCCTCCGCGTCATTGTCAACCAAAAACAAAATTTCGTCACCGTACTGCTCTTGCAGTTTTGAATACTTATATGCCTTAAAGGCTTCGTTGACAGCAGGGCCGCCAGCCTCATTGAAGTCTTGCAGAAACACTTGCGTGTAGGGCACTGAGTTTTCGTCAAGCCAGCGTTCAGTTTCAGCAAAGCGTGAAATAGGGCGGGCGCTTACCACAATCACCTCATCGCCAGTATCCTGCACCCAACTCTTAAGCCAGTCAATGTAGGGCTGGTTTGGCGTATCGCCTGTGGTGGTAAGTGTGCCGTCAATGTCTGTGATTATGTAGCTCAAGGCTGCGGCTCCTCCCCTACTACGCCAATGTTTAGTGGCTTCCAATGCTGGTCACCGCCAACTGCGAGCCGCGGCAAATCCTCATAAGTGCGCACTTCATCTAGCGTGAGAATTCCGTTTTGCAAAGCAACCGCATAGGAATCCATTCGCTCGCGCTGCGTTGCGCGCAACAGCCCAGCGGTGTTGAACTTGATAAAGGTGGTTTCTCCAACGATAAGGCGCTGCAAGCCCGCTTCAATTCGTGCAAGCATTGGCGCTAATCCCAAAACCAGCCAGGCCTGCCCAAGCGTTTCTGCGCTGTTATAGCTGGTGTTGCCGCCTGGGTATTGCAGGTACTGAAGGGGCACACCATAAATTCTCCCCACGCTTTCAACACCCCAATGGAGAGTTTCTACAAGCTGCAGGTCAGAAATCTTTACGCTCATCTGTGAATAGTCAGCGCCGCCGGTGAGCACTGCAACGCGCCAAGCGCGGTCAACACCCTCGTGCCTGCGTGCAAATCCTGCGCGCAGATTCTCTGCTTGGTCTGCCGTCAACTCACCAGGCACCTTCACCACACCGCCAACCGTTGCGCCCTGCTCGTAGAACTTCGCGCCAAACAATTGGGATGCGCTTGCAAGCCCAAGGGTTACGCGGTGGTGCTCAATTGGTGACATTCCACGCATATGCTCGCCCGTTGCAAACAACGGAATGTGCACAATGTTATCAGCACCCAGCGTGCTGCTGCCTTCCTGTGTAGTGATTTTGTAAAGCGGCTCGCCCATCTCGCCGCGCACGCACTCCACCTTTTGCGGGTCAAGCACGCGGGTTTCAACCACTACGCCATCAGGCGAGCGGAGCACCAGAATAAATGCATTGCCGTCAAGCAGCAAGCTGGAAACCAAGCGGTGCTTGAAATCAAATGGCGTGTAGTTAGGGTTATTAGGAATTGGCACATCCATCCAGCGCGGGCGGGTAACGGGTCTGCGCACACCAGCGTCACGGATAAATGCGCCCCACGGCAGGCTGGCAACTGTTGAACTATAGAGATTCACCGCGGCCCATACGGCTCCAATTGCGGTGGCATTTTCCTGTGTGATTGAAACACCGGCGGTGCGTTGCGGATAGTCTGACGGCCACCACGGTGCAACTACGCGCTGCTCAGTTTCTGTTTCTCGCCCAAGGATGCGGTCAATGATTCCCACTCTTATTCTCCCTATAGCTCAATGAACTGCACGGCAGGCGCAGCCTTTGGCGCAACTGTGGTTGCTAGTGTATCAGCACGGCTCAGCGCCATAATGGCTGAAACAAAAAGGTCAATCTTTTTATTGCTGTGAGCGGCTTGCTTGCGCACCATCATCCCATTCCTGCTGTAGTACGGGGTGGCATTGGCTGCGTGCCGCGCAAGCCGGGGGTCACCTGTGTGCCGAATCTTGCCATTCACCACCGCATCATACATTCCGCTGGTTGCTGGCACCATCCGTGAAGGTGTTTGTGGCATTTCTGCTACGGGCAGCCCACGCTGTGCCAGCGCCTCCATACTACGCTGCCAGCGGAATGGGTCAAAGATAACCTCCACTACATTGTAGTTTTGGCAAATCTCAATGATGCGCCCCTCAACCTCATCCATAGAAACACGCCACGAAAGGTCAGCGTCAATTGGGCGCTCCCAATGACCAAGCACAAATAGCGCCTTATCGCTCAAGCGGCACGCAACGGCTGCCGTGCTGTCATTGCTAAAGCTGCCGTCCACCGCCAAAACAATTGGCTCACTTGGCGCAAGGGTAAGGCTTGCGTCACCGCACGCATCCCACGCGCCTGTAGGCAGAAAGGCTGTGGCGCTATTCGTGAATTGGTTAAGCCTCTTAGTGCGGTATTCGCTTTCTGGCGTGCGCTTGCGCGCACTGCGCAAATCCTCAAGGCTCAGAATTGGCTGCTCGCCAAGCAGCCCAGGGTTAGCCTCGTGCCAGCGGCTTTCATCCTCGTAGGCATCCTCTGCCGCTTCCCACCACGCCATACCAAGTGTGGTGTCATCAGACTCACCGGCAACGCGCCGCTTTGCCAGCTGGTAGAGCGTGTAGGCAATGGAATCAACGCCTGTAGTGTCAACCTTAGGGCCAGCCGTGGTAATTGCCACAAAGAGCGGGCTGCGCCGTGCACCCATTGAAAGGCTGAGCACATCAAACAGCTCACGATTAGGGGCTGCCGCCAATTCGTCATAGAGCACCAGCGAAGCGTTTAAGCCTTCCTTGCTGTACGCCTCTGCGCTAATGGCTTTGTATACGGTGCCCGTACCCTTAAACTCCATCGCATCGCGGTACAGTTTGATTTGCGCACCCAGCTCTGGGTTTAACTCCACTGCTCGCTTGGCGTGGCTGAACACCAGTTTGGCTTGCTCGCGCTCATTGGCAGCGCTCAGAATCTCGCCGCCCTTATCGCCATACAGCCCAAAGAAAATAGGCAGGGTGGATGCCAGAGCGGTCTTACCATTCTTGCGTGCAACGCCTACCAGAAAAAAACGGTGCGTAAAAGATAGGTCAGCCTTACGCGCCAACAAATGGCGGAGTAGGCTGCGCTGCCATTCCCTGAACTGCAACGGCTCACCTGCGAGCCCGCCCAGTGAGTCTTTGGCAATGGGCACCAGCGCCTCAGCGAAATCCGCAACCACATCCCCAAGGCTTCGCTCAAGGTCAGCGGGGTCTAGCGGGGTCAGCCAGCGGGGTGGCCATCCTTGCCTTGCATCCTGCGGCGAAACTGCTCT